ATTCGGTTTGGGATTCGGTTTCGGTTTCGGATTCAGGCGGGAAGTCGCGGCGAGTTGCGGCGAGTTGCGGCAAGTCGCGGCGAGTTGGCAGCCATTCGGGGTCTTGGTCAGCCGGCGGCGGGAATTTAAGACGGCTGTTCCGCAGTCGTTGGCCGTAGTTAATCACTGAAAGGCAATGCTTTCCCTCGGCATCGTAACGCAGGATCAAGCCGCGCCGCTCAAGCTCATCGAGCCATTTGGTGATCTGCTTGGGCTCAATGTCCTGTTCCAGCGGGAAGCAGGCCGAGGCGACCAGCCGGGGATCGGCATGGAAGCGTCCGTAGTCATCAGCCTTAGTCAAAAGCCGGATAAACAGCCGCTCGACCTCCGCGCCGATGCCGTCAAAGCACAGGCTGTCGGTGTAATCGCGTAGGATTCTATTGGGCATACGCCATACCTTTCTGGTTCCAATCCGCCACGATCTGATCCCGCTTGCGCCGCGCTTCCTCGATGTCCTTTGTCTTTAGGTTGGCCGCCATACGCGGGTGCTTCACCACGGGGTCAAAAGGAGCCCACCGCAGCCAATAGGTGCCGTTGTTGTTCCAGATCAGCCGATCAGGGTGCGGTTGCCAGCGGTTGCGCTTCATTCCGGCACCTCGGGCAATTCCATCCAATGGGTGATCACGCTGTCGATAGGCTCGGACGTGCCGGCCTCGACCCAGGTGCCGTCTTCGTAGATGGCGACAAAGTGCGCCTCGATGTCCGTGGCCAGGACGCAACGCATATTGCCAGGCAGTTCCTTGTCGGCGGGTGTCCAGTTGCTCGGCGCGCTCATAGCGAATACTCCGCGACCCGTTTGCCGCCCCGTGTCTCAACGGTGCGTTCTTGAATCCCCCACCCATCCCGCCGCAGTTCGTGAATGCGAGCGGCCAAGCGGAAGCAACCAAAAGCGTCCAACGCTTCCAGCGCCGTGATGCGGTTCCCTGCGCGAAGGTGCGCGAGGATGCGGCCCGCTTGGGTAGGGCGGCGGTGCGTTTCGGGCGCACCGAACGAAAGTTCGGGTTGCCAGGTCATGCCGCCCCCTTCCCATAAACCCAACTCGGCAAGTTGAGGCACTGCACTTCGGGCGCATACCCCGGCCAAACACCGTCATCCTCGCACTGAGCGATGAGTTCCAGCGCGTCATTCATCAGCCCCACGCCCAGATCCAGCGCGTCAGGGTGAATCTCATACACGGCCACTGCGTAAGGCGCACTCGTCTCCACGGCCACCCAGTAGAACCGTGCCGGCGGCAACCCATTGCACCCCGCCAGATGGCAATAATAGGCTGCGCTGACGTGGTAGTTAAGCGATGCCGCTTGGCGCGAGAACGTGTTGTAGTCGGCCCCAGCGGAGGTGGTCTTCACGTCCACGATGACGGACTCCATATCGTCAACCACTTTGAGCGCATCCACTCGGCCCTTGATCCACAAGCCGCTGCGATGCTCGGCAAACATCGCCACCTCGCTTTGGGTTTCGGCCAGCAACTCCCGCGCTGCTTTGTTTGCGGCGATTGAGTCGCGGATTCCCCGCACGGCCCGCGCCTCGTCCTGGTCGAGAACGGGCATGGAGCCAATGGATTCTTTCCACTCCTTGCCGAGCTTGGTGCGGAAGTCGATGCCCTCGGGTTTCTCGACAAAGGCCGTGTCGAGCTTCTGCGGCTCTAGGACGGCCACATGGGCCATCGTGCCAAGCATCATTGCCTTGCTTGGCTCGCGCCGAGTCTCGCCTGCCATGTGTGCCGCATAGTGTGCGGGAGTTTTGGGCGGGAGGATGTGCTTGGCGTCACTGCCGGCAATGGCTTGCGCGCTGCGGTAGTCGCCTTCTGGAATATCGTAGAACAGGCCAGCGGTTCCGTAGTTAAGTGGGGTGCTCATACCTTTTTAGAAAGGAATTTCTTCCGACTCGGCCAACGCTTCGGCGGTTTCGGTTTTGTCAGGCACGTCACCTGCGCGCAGATCCACAATGTCTATACCGCGCTCGCCCTCCTTGAGTTCCACGTTGAGCGCATCGCCTTGCTGGGCCTCGTCTATGATAGCGCCAAAGTTTTCGTCAAACGTGTTGAGCCAGACATCGCTTCCGTTGCGGCTGACCAGCGCGCCCCAGCGCGTCCAATCGCGGCCCTTTGCACTTGTGCCGGTCTTGCGGCTGGCCTTTAGAAAAGTCACCGTCTCGTAGTCTGCGGCTTGGGGCGGCTGCGCCACTGGCTGCTTCTTGCGGATCGGTGCTTTAGGTTCTACCCGCTCGGCCACCACGTCGATGATGTCTTCATCAGTTGCCCTGGGTGCAGGCGTTGCTGCCTTTTTGTAGGTGTGTGGCGTGTGCGTGATGACTCGCGGACCATCGTTGAAGCCCTCGGCTGGCACTTCCTCGGCTGGTGTTGTCTCAAGCCCCGCGTCCATGTAGGTCACGATGAAAGCAAACGCGCTGCGGCAGGCGCGGCTGATGGCCCTTGTCTGCGCCATCGCCCGCTTTGCAAACTCATCGCGCTTGGCCCAGGTGCGCTCGTCATCGCCCACAAAGCCCTCGGCCTCGCAGATGACAACTCCCGTGTCCATTTTGCGGACTTGGCCGATGGCGCGAAAGCCCGTCTCGATGCGTTCAACGTCCTTGGCCGAGGCCACGCATCCGTAGGCATTGGCGATGCTCTGCCAGCCTTCGACGCGGACGTATTTGCGCCCCTGTATGTTTTGCGCCGTCCTGGTGACGATGTCCTTGCAGATCGCCGCGATTTCCGTTGCTTGACGCTGGTGCGCCACTTGGTGTGATGTGCCGTTCGACACTACTAACTGGTTCGTATCCATTGGTGTGTGTTCTATTGCGGGTCAGGTGTTAGCGCACCTGGCCCGTCTTGGTTTGTGTTAAGCAGTCGAATCAGCCAGTTCCTTTAACCGTTTCTCCAACTGCAAAAGTGTTGTCTTGAGGCGCGATATTTCGGCCAAGGCCGCAACAAGGTGCGAGAGGCGCACAAGACCCAACCATTCGCCGCCGTTCCAGCGCATTGCCACGCAAGGTTCTTTCTCAATGCCGGCGTCTGCCAGCGCCTGCGCCCAGGCCGCTTTGACTGCAGGCTTCTCCGTGCGCTTGACCTCAAGGTGCAGAGGTAAGTCAGTCAGCACATCAGGCGAGGCCACGCCAACGGCAAAGCGTCCTGCGTGCTGGCAACCACGTTGAGCGGCAAAGACGCCGCCGCTCGCGTCCTTGATGAGATCGGCCACCTCGCGCTCGCCGCGTGCGCCCTTGTTGCGGCTCATGCTACTCATCCTCGCGGCCTCCAAATTCATACTCGGGGTCGTATTTCTCCCGCACCGAGTCCCTGACTTCTTCCAGCGTTGCGGGCCGTGCGCCGGCCATGAGTTTGGCGCGCAGAATTTCGCGCTCGGCCTCAACCATTGCCAGGCTGGCCCGCAACTCTTCGTTCTCACACTCAAGCCGAACGATGCTTCGTGCCATTGCGTCCTCTACCGCAGAGTAGCTGGCCGACCGGGCTTGTGAGGACTCCCCAAAGTCCACCCGACCGACCAGCATTTCCCTTACGAGAGTGCTCAAAGTGTTTCCTCCTCGGTGTTGCCGCCGCGATAACGGCGAGCGATGGCCAGCGCCTCATCCAAGGCCAACGTGAGCCGACTGTTCTGCTCGCGGAGGGCTTGGTTTTGTTCTTCAACAATGGCCACCTTGCGCTTCATGTCTGCCAAGTAGTCCTCCATTTCCATCTCGTGACTCATGGCCGGCCTCCTGCTTGGTGTTTAACCGTGCTCTGAAAGATTTCTGCCGCAGGCAGATTGCAGCCGATCAAGTCGCAGAATATTTGCGCTTCGCCGCTCAAGAACCACGCCCGCAACTGCCGGTGCTCATGCGGCCCCGTGCAGCAAGCGATTTGCGCTCGGGATTTGTGGTTAAAGCATTCCAACCTTCCTCGCTGCATTTTGAACCGCCGCCGCATTTCATATGGCCACGGCCCGCAGTTGCCCTGGGGATCAATGAGCCCATACCGGCAATAGGTGGCCAGATCGTCCACGGCCTGTTCCAAAATTGCCCACGCCAACAACTCCCAGCCGCTGCGCTCGGGCGACTTATGCCCGGTAGCCATGATCGGCTTGCCGTTTATGGCCGACCCTGTAAGTCCCTCAAGGTTGTAAATCATTTGAGCAGTTGAACGAGAGTGTCGAATGTCCACGCGCACAGCAGAGCGAGAGCGCAGAGAATGAGCAGGGCCATCAGTGACTGATCTGGAGGATGTGGGGTCACAGGCTGATGCGGTTGCGAAGTTGGCTAAGAACGGCGACCACGCGATCTCGGAGCGAAGGTGTCCCGCCTTGGGCCAGCCGCTCGCAGACAGCCAGCAAGGCGTTTGCCGGCAGACAGGGCCGCTCGCCGCGACGGTCAATGACGGAAGGACGGATGCTCATTTGCGGTTCCTCCGAGTGCGTGGTGCGCGGCGGTTTTCCCGCTCGAGCAATGCGCCAACCCTAAGGTTTGCGAGGTTGCGCTCAGTGGTGATGCCGCGCTTGCGGCCATACTCGTGGCCTGACAGGAATGCCAAGCCGACGAAGCTGGCGGTTAAACCGGTTGCAATAATGATTGAGATAGGGTCCATGTGTTTATTTTCTGTTGCTTGAGGAAGCGCGTTTGCCTTGCCACCACGCTTCAAAAGACGGCTTGACGATCTCCCACCCGCCGCGCTTGCCCCGGGGCATACAGGCGGCAAATTCGCCGCGATGGGCGAAGCGGCGGATCATAAAGACGCTGTATCCCGTCATGGCTGCGGCCTGCTCGGGACGAATGATGAAGTCGCCGGTGCTCATACTCGTTGCTTTGCCATGAGGCACTCGATGCCCTCGCGCACGACGCGCGAAACATTGTCATGCCCTTGTTGCTTTGCCCGCTTGCACGCCCAAACGTAGAGCGATGCGGGGATGGAAACGGATTTCTTGATGGTAGGTGTGGTATTTGTGTTCACGCCTAAGATCATGGCCCGCAGGCCAGAGACATTTGCGGGCATACCCCCTGTTTTTTTAATCGGTGCTTGGCGCATTGGTAGGTGAATACCTTACTGGTGCTACCAGTAGCAAGCATTTATTTTGCAAAAGTGAAAAAAAGTTTTGGACCCAAAAACCACTTGCAAAATGGTGGCACCAGTAGGAATTTGCCACCGCTCACCTATGTCGCCTTATGAAAGCAAAACCCAAAAAAGAGAGGTCGGTTAAACTGTCCGTTTCACTCAAGCCGCATCACATTGCCTTTATTGAGGCTAATATGCCGATTTTCGGCACCACTAGCGGTTGCATCACCCGTGGATTGGACGAGCTAATCGCCCGCGTATCCGAGGAACCAGAGGTCTACACGATCAAGCCCGTAATTCCAAAAGGGTCTGATCGCCCCGCTAAATAGCCCACCAAGCCTGCCAATCGGCCATGGCCGCCGGCACAGAGTAAACCCGCTGCACCATAGCTGACGAAGTGTGGCCCATCTGGTAGGCAGTGAGCCCCGCATTCTTGGCCCTGCCAAGGTGGTAGGTGGCGAAGGAGTGCCGCAGGCAGTTATCCGGCCACTCTGGCAGCACCGGAGAACAAGCCTGGCGGCGATGGGTGTGCAACGTCTCGGCAGCCACAGGAATGATCTTGCCCTTCTGCTCGGCAAGCCACTCTTTGCGCCGAGTCAGCGGCTCGGTGAAATCGACAATGCGCTGGTCAAAGCCGCCCGAGTCCTTCATCGCCCCTGGCGGGACGTGGATCTGGCCCGATTTAGTATTTACGTGGCTCCAATCCATCCGCGCCACTTCCTCGGTGCGGAGGCCGGCGAACCCGCCGAGCAGGAGCAAGGCCCGCACATGGTCGGGCAACTCGAGGTCGAGCAGGGCTTTCATTTGCCCTGGCGTTAGAATCGCCCGCGCTGGCTTAGTCTTTGGCGCAGGAACCCCACCCATCGGATCGTCAGCAATCAATCTGTTGCTCTTGAGGTAGGCAAAAAACATTCTGGCATAGCGATAATACATCGCCTGAGTGTTGCCGTTGATGCTGCGGGCCTTGATCCACTTACGGATTGCGGCCGGCTCAATGTCATTGGCAAAGCCGCGAAAGGCGGCAGGGAAAGCGCGCTGAAAAATCTCCAGCTTCTGCCGGTGGCTTTTGCTTTGCGGGTCGGCTTCGTTAACAAACATCCGCACGGCAGCCGCCACGGTCAGTCCGCTTTTGTCTGCCGAAAGCGAGTCCGCGCCCTTGGCATTAACTTGAGCGGTCAGCTTGGCCCCCTCCACCCAGGCCAATTCTTCCGTTGGAAAAAACTTTCTGATACGCTTTCCATGCGCGTGGAAATCACACACCCAAGGGCTATCGGCTCGGGTAGCGTCCTTCCGCACTCGGAATCGCACGGGGTTATTGTTGCGAGAAAATGCCATAAGTGCCACAACCCTTCTCCATGCTTGCAACTTTGGCAAATTAAAAGCCGCGACAAGCCAAGACACTTGAGCGGCGTAAGTGTCTTAGCGTGCGCGGCTTTTACAGAGAAAAATGGCGGAAGGGGTGGGATTCGAACCCACGGTTGGTTTAACCCAACGCTCGATTTCGAGGTGAATGCCGCATACTGTGGCTGAACGCTTTACAAAAGCTGTGCCAACGATTGCCACTAATTGCATAAAATGGCTATGACAGCCTCTTTGACACTCGCCGCCGCATCGTGGCGTCGATCACCCGCAAATGGAAGAAATGGGTCGGCGTTTCTTGTAGTCACGGCTCCGACATAGACCCCAAGGCCCGCGAAGCGTTCCTGACCTTCTTGGACCGCTACAAGCCCGAGCAGCGCATTCACCTTGGCGATGCAATCGACCTCGCCTGTCTGCGCGCTGGAGCTCGCCGTGATCCTGATGACCCCGACCGCGCCGAGTCTTTGATGGACGATCTGCTCGCCGGGCTTTCGTTCCTGCACGAGATGCGGCCCACCATGTATTTCCACGGCAACCACGAGGCCCGCGCCGTTTCCCTTGCCCACAGCGCCAACCAGGTCGTGGCCTATGCCGCCGGCGCGGTTATGGCAAAGATCCACGACAACCTAGCCAAATACAAAACCGAGATCATCCCCTATCGCGGCATGGCCCGCGACTCGGTGCGCTACCTTGGTGGCACAGCCTTTTTACACGGATCTTTGTTCAACGTCAGCGCCACACGCGACACAGCGGAGACGGTCGGCGCGCATTGTTGCTTCGGTCACACACATCGCGTGGCAATGGAGTCAGCTAGGACGCACGCTGACGCTATTGGCTACAACATCGGCTGCCTGGCTCGCTTGGACATGGAGTATGCCGCAGGCCGCCGGCAGACCTTGGCTTGGCGACATGGCTTCGCCTACGGCGAATACTGCGACAGCGCCTGCACGGTGAACATGGTCACGCTTTCTCCTCATTACCGCCTGCCGCTATGAGTCACAAAAAGTCAGCAAGGATTGTGACGCCCGACCCAGACTTGGCAAGGTGGTGCGAAGCCCTAGCCGCTGGCTCTGTGGTGGCCGAGGTTGTCCCGCCCGGCTGGTTCACTTGCAAGGAACTATCAAAGGCCCGAGGGCGTAGCGAATGCAGCACCTCAACCTCCTTGGCGCGGATGGTCGAAGCGGGCCTAGCCGAGAAGCGCAGCTTCACGATCAAGTTGGCCGCGCAGACCCGACCCGTCCCGCACTACCGCCTCAAATAGTATGGCAAAGCCCGCCAGCACCCCGCTTAAGCGCAGGAAAGGGCCGCCCTCGATGCGCTTTAAGTTTGACGGCGAGTGGTGGACGGTCAAGGTGCAGCGCCCGCCCAGCAAAGAGCTTTGCGAAGGGATGGCGCATTACCGCCGGCGCACCGTTTACCTCCATCCCAAGGCCGTTGCTGGCAACTTGCTCGGCATCTGCGCCCACGAACTCGCGCACGTCACCATGCCGTGCGTGGCCGAGGAGAACGTGCGCGATCACGAACGTCTGGTGTCTGTCGTGGTTCGGTGGGCGGCAAGTCTCAATGATGGCAAGGTGACCATTGGGCAGCACCGGGCAGACAGATGACGTTCTGGCCGCTCTTGATCTGCACCGGCCTCTATGTCCTGACGGCGGTTGGCTTTCTCCGCGACGGCAACGGGCCTATGGCCGTGGCTTTTGGCGGCTATGCCCTGGCTAATGTGGGCTTCCTTTGGCTGACTTGGCGCTAATCCCATCATTTCGATGGGTTTAATCTTAAGCGCGTAAACCAAGCGAGCCTCGATTTGCATACACCGGGGTAAACGTAAAGTCGGGTTGCGTATACTGCACCACACATTTTGTCACACAAACCGCATACACTTGTGCAGAAGTGTGGCCTTTTCTATCCACATCGTCTGCAACGTGCATACGAATGACGGTTTTTTCGACACATCCCGGCAACGTGTCGATGGCGTCGACCTAGGGGGCCGAGGTCAGGGGATTACCCCACAAAGAGCGACACGGTTTGTCTTTCCGCTGCTCACCCCCGGCATTAAATTAGCTGCTTGCCCAAGTAGTCCTTAAAACGCGCCAGTTCCTTCGGGTTCAGATCGTCTTTGCGCCCTGGGCTGACAGTGCGGTGATCGGTCACGTCGGCAAGCGTGAGTCCGTAGCGTTTCATCAGCGGCATCAGATATTCCGCCATGCTGGCCATCTCGGGTTCACCAAGTTGGCGGGTGTTGGTGTCGCCTTCAAAGGCCGCACCAATGGCCCAGCTATTCAGATCCCGCTTCCCACGCCAGGACGAAACGCCCGCGTGCCAGGTGCGCTCATCAGGATCGGCCAGCACCGTCCTTCGCCCGTCCTTGGCCACAATGGCGTGGTAGCTGACTCGGCTTGATGGGTCCATGCACCACGCCACTGATCCAGCATAGCTGCCAGACGTGTGGTGCAGGACAATGGCCTGCGGCTTAATGCGCCTGCCCGACGAGACGTTCGGCGTGTTAAGCAGCTTTTCTTTGAACCTTGGGCTTGTCGCCTTTGCTTGCTTTGTTGTGCTCGGCCCGGTCGTGGAGGATGCGCTGGATGGCGATGACGATTTCTGCGAGGTCGGTGCTGGGCCATTTTGCGAGGCCCCGAATAAAGCTCTTAACCATTGGATCAGTTTCACTTCTTAAGTCCAGGCTCAAGCGGCTTTTCGATCTGTAGAAAGAACTGCTTGGCCTCGATGTTGTAGCCAGCACCGAGCTTCATGCCCGCGCAGCCGGTGAGGGCCAGCGCGACCAGCGCCAAAAGGATAGCCCGCACTATTTCGACTCCCGGCGAAAGACCTCAAAGACGCCGACCAAGGCCATGACGGCAGCGGCAATGGCGGAAAACTGCTCGGGGTCAATAGCCAGACCGACGGCAGACGCGAGGGCCAACAGGCCGGAGTAGGTCGACTTCTCTTTAAGTCTTGAAACAAGGTAGTCCATAGCCCCGGCAGGGGTGTCAAAGGCGACCGATATCCTGCTAAAATGGCAGACAAAATAGCAGGATAAGCCCCCTACCCAGCGGAATGTTCGGGTATCACGTTCGCTATTTTTGAACCGCGAATGCGCTAAAGCCTAGTGGTGGTCAGCATCCCGTCATCGTCCACGCTCAAGGCAAACTCGGCCCCGGTGGCCGTGCGTAGTGTGACCGAGGTGACACCATTAGCCAGGACCGCAGACGCCCCTTGCGGCCCTGTTGCGCCGATCTCCAAGACGCTCGCCTGGCCAACCTCCAAGATGAGTGTTGCCGTGGACGCCTCGATGACGAGTTCAGCCGCCATGACGTTACCTTGTGACGTTGCGCGAAATGGTGGCCACGCCTTGCAGGAGGCGCGTGACGATGCCCGAGCCGCTCACCAGTTCCAGATCGTAGACCCCACGTCCCGAGGTCAGGGCGGCGGTGTCTGTTGCGCTGATGGTCAAGCTGATCGTCCCGGCGGCCCCGCCTAGGGCAATGCGGCTGTTTGCCGTGGTCAATTCGACTAGGGTGCTTGCGGACTCTAAGGTGGCCCGCACTTGCATCCGCGCCGTGTAGCCGGTGAGGTTAATTGCTACGCCCGATTCCTTGTAGGTGATCAGTTGCGAGTATGTCGCGCCCTGCTCGATCAAGATGTCGTAGGTAGTCGCGGCCATATTATTTCTTCCTTACGAAGTCGCGCCAGACACTCATCAAAGTGACGATGCCAATGGCGAGGCCGAGCACCAGCCCGCCAATCCTCAAATACAACTCAAACTGGCTCAAAAACGACATTGCCACGCTGCCCCCGGTGGCCAGCGTGCCGAGTGCGCCGCGTTCGACTGTCGAAAGGTGTTCGTGCAGGTAACTCACGGCATGACCTCCGGTTCCGGCGTGAGCGCAGCCAGTTGCTCCTCCGTAAGCTGCTCCACGCCCTCGATCCCGCCAGCATCAAAAGCAGCGGCGAGGTCGGCTTGCCAGAGGCAAGTATAGGCTACTCGGCCATCTGTAAGCGGTTGGCCGACAATATTGCCTCGCTCCATGCTCGCCGCATACATGCTGGTCTTCTCCGCGTCATTCCAAAATGCCCCAATGGTGCGCGTGCTGCCGCTGCCGTAGGATAGGTCTTCGCCGTATTGGGCATTGAGCGCAGGGAACAGGGTGGCCACGGCTTCGGGAGCTACGGCAATGGTGCGTTGGGTTAGTTCGTAGCTCATGGGAGTCCAAGGCCGGTGCCGAGGGTGGTTTTGTAGAGGGTGTGCAACAACAACTGTTGTGCCGTAGTCAGCCCGTCTTCTGCGGTGTATCCCAAGGCGAAAGAAATTGTCCCGTCGTATGGCACGGCTGTTGTCGCTGGTGTTTGAATACCAATGCTTACAGACTGTGTGCCGCTCTCGTCTGGCAGAGAAGCTATGGTTACGTCCAAAACGCCATTGACCGTGCCAAGCGTGTTTGCTCCCTGCGTTCCAAGTCCGACGGATGCAAAACCCGAAACGCTTCCATTGCTTCCGGCAGTATTATTTGTAGCGGCACTTGAGCGCGTCAAATACGCATACCGATTTGCGGAATGCTTTCGCACAATAGCAAACGAAGTTGCCGTTGTGGCTCCCCACGCTGCAACTATCGCGCCGGTCGCGGCAGAACTTGATCCAACGGCCCAAAGCGTAAATTTGGGCGTCGGACCAATCGTAAGCGTTGTTGTAATGTGCGTGTTGCTTGCCGCCACAAAAACCATCCCATCCGCCCCGCGTGTCGGGCCGTTGACCATCGTGCCATTGAACGCTCCCAGCCCGCCCAGCGAGAACATCGTGTCGCCGCTTGCGGCGTTCTGACTACTCCGCAACGGCCAACAGACCATGCTGTTCCACAGTCCCAAATCATTGACGCCCTTGGCAAAGTCTCTGATCTGCTGGCGAGCCGTGCTGTCGAAAATGTTGCATACATTCAAGTAGCCTTGAACATCCAACTCCCATTTGTTTGGACTAATGGTCATGGTGCTAAATGCTTTCGATTTGCGCCCATGCTGCGAGCAGGCCGTCCCGCAATTCGGTGGGCAGGGACTCGCTGGAGAATACAACGCTGCGTGATCCGGCGGCTGCGTGGGCGGTGACGGCTGCGGAGAGTTTTGCGCGGGTCGAGGTGGCGACCTGCGATTCGATGCCTTCGGCGTCCACGCTTGTCTCGTAATCCGAGTGTGTTCCGTCCGGTTCAAGGAACACTTGGCCCACTGACTCGCCTTCGACCAGTTGGGCTTGCAGCCACGCGAGAAGGGTTTGCGCGGTTGTGGCGAGGTCGCCGTCAAGCGGGATTGCGGTGGTGGTAGCGTAGTCGCCGCTTTTTGCGTAGCGGGTTAGCTGGTTGTTGGAGAGTAGGAGTTTCATGGGACGTAGATGTGGACACCGGAGAGGTAGATGCTGTCTGACGAAGTGTCGGTGGCGTCACCTGCGCGTCGTTGCAGCTCGACCCATTTTAGCTGCATTGGGTTCGTTGCGCTGATGTTGGTGACAGTTGCAAAATTTACAGTCTGCTCCATAACGTAATAACGAAAATTTGGGTTTCCTCCATAATTTGCCGTAAATGTGCTTTGAATTTGAGTTCCACTCACAATTCCGTTTGTTTGAGTGTTGCTGACTGGTTCCACCACAAATGGAAACGTCCAGACAGCGATGTCTCCGTTGGTCCCGCTGTTGGTTAAAGTGCGATCCGTCCAGTAAGACACCACTTTAACCGATCCGCTGACCCGATAATCAACAGGCAGCATAAATTTTGTATTGGAGTTACTAACAGTCACCAAAGTTGCGCTTACAGGGTGTCCCTGCGCGTTGCCTGATATTAGCGGATTTGCGCTTACAACTTGCGCTCCCGATAAAATCTCATTCGCGCCATACCACCGAGAAAAACTATACCGCGCATCCGACAAATCCCGAGTCATCAAACTCGACCCACTGCTCGCCGTCTGCGAAGGCGCAGTGTTTGCGGTGCCGCCCAGCGCGACATCCGTCAGATCCCCGCGAGCCGCAACGGAGACGTTGGTGGGTCCGGTGGCGACGAGGGTGGCGGATTCATTAGGCGAAAGGGTAAGGTTTTGTGCGCCGTCTATCGTGATGCCGCCCACGTTGCTGATGGTCACGGCATTCGTCGCTTGGTTTACGAGGTAGTAGAACGCACCGAGGACTCCATTGGTCACGCTGCTGATCGCGTTGTTGTTCGTGAGCCGGATTACGTTGGCGTTGCTTGGCAGGGTTAGCACACCGTTGGTCGCGGCGGCGGTTTGGGTGGCGTCGAGAGCCCATGTGGAGGGCGTGGTGGTGGTGAAGGAGCCGACTGAGAGGGAGCCTGCGACTGACACGTTGGTGGAGAATGTGGCGGTGTTGGAGACTGCGAGGGTTCCGCTGGCCGTGACGTTGGAGAAGGTGACGTTGTTGGTTGCGCCGAGTTCCAAATTGGTGCGCGCCGTGCTTGGCGAAAACGCGACGTTCGCAAAACCGCTGTAACCATAAAAAGCAGGCTGCGCTACTGTTAAGTTGGTTCCGTAAAGCTGAAAAAGTCCGCCCGAGTTACGCCCCACAAAGCCGCCGGCGCTGCCAGAGCCAAAAATGCCTAGTTGAATGTTGCTAAACGTGGGCTCGTTTGTTGCGCCGAGTCCCAAGTTGTTGCGGGTGGTCGAGGCTCCATTCGTGTTGCCACCACTGAAAGCATAAGAACCAACGTGTAAAATAAGCCCATTAGTTTTTAGTTCCAACTCAGTGCTTCCTGCGCGTTTAAACGCAAGGTCTATGCCAGAGGTTATAGCGGTTAAATTCATGCCTCCTATGGCTAGACTGCCATTTCCGCTAAGTGACAAATTGCTGAAGGTAACACTGTCGCTCCCCCCGAGCCCCAAGTTTGTGCGACTGGTCGCCGCTGCCGTTGCCCCGCCTAAAAAGGGAAAGGAAATAGGGTTAAGCAGTTTGGTCTCGTTGGTCGAAAGGGTAAGCCCCACAAGCCCACCAGAGGTGTTGATCTCCGCGTTCGTGCCAAAGATGGCGACTTGAGCCGCAGAAGTATTTGTGGCCGTGAAGACCGCATTGCCCACCGTCGTTCCGCCGAGGTTGGTGCGCGTGGTCGCCCGGGCGTTGGTGGCGAAACCAACCGAGTTGGTGAAGGTCACGTTGGTGGCCGCCACGATGTTGCCGTTCGTTGTGTTATAGCCCAGCGACTTGATCGTTTGCCCTGATGCGGGAGCGGCAGCCAGGGCGGCGGCGGCGAGGAGAAGTATTGAGAGGCGAAGTTTCATGTGGGCTTTCGTTATTTGGTCGCTGTCAAAATTCCATCGTTATCCACGGTGATCGTCCACAGGCTTGAGTCTGCCGAGAGGAGCTTGAAGGAGGCCGCTGCGGTCACAGTCGGCACACCTTCGCCGCCACGGATCACGTCATTGTAGATCGTTGCGGAGGTCGGCAGCGTGGAGGAGGTCGTGCCGGATTCGGTCCACTCAATTTCGACCTTGGCCGATATGCTGTCCTCGGTGTCTAAGGGAAATTCTGCGTTGAGGTTTGTGGTGTTGAGGTTGAGGTCAAACTGATAGACGGTGGTTGTCCCTGTGCCGGTCTTGGTAAAGGCAGCGTCATTGGCGAGGAACGAGCCAGCGAAGGTCTTTTTGAGGCCCATCTGGCCCGTGGCCCCGGCTGCCAACTCGACCACCGTGCCACCGCGCACGAACTGAACTTGCACCGGCACAATGTCGCGGCGGGTAAAAAAGAGCGTGCTGACCCGCTGCAACAAAACGGGAGAAACAACGAACTCGCGGGAATCGAGGTTGACGTATACGCGCATGGCCTTGCCCTCGGCTCTGTGTCAAAGGGTCAGCGAGACTGAACGTCCCATTGAAATGGGAAGGCAAACGGCCCCCGGCGGTCTTCGTCTGGATCGGCGGGGTCGTATTCGTGACTCGGCAAGTTGAGAATGGATGCCTCGCGGTGGCCGTGGCACGGCGTGAACCCGTGGAACAAGCCAGCGGGGATGACCAAAAGCTGCGGATGGTCGGCGGCAAGGATGATCGTCTCGCCGCGCATAGCCTCGGCGTCCCAAATGCCGACCTTGGCCGCGCCGGCCACGCAATACCAACGGTCTACTTGGACGCGGTGGCAATGCCAGGCTTTGACCACGCCTGCCGAGGCCGTTGTGATGTAGGCTTGCCCGAACCCGTGCGCGTCATCCGATGCGCGGTGGATCTCGGTTAGGCGTCCACGCTCATCGAGGTGGGCCGTCAGTTGGCGCAGTTGGGCTAACATGGCATCCAAGTCTGCTGCCGCTGGCGAAGATGGCCGCGATACTCCCCTTCCGTTTCGTGATACGCCCGGTGGTGGATCACCTCGCCCTTGGCATCACGCTTAACGTGGTCGGCGGCAGTGTGCGCGATGGCCGCGATGCGTAGCTCGGCGGGATGCCATCTGTTCCAACAAAGAAATAAGTCCTGCGTCCCTCGCCCGTCGTAGCCCTCAAACGTGGCAAGGGCCAGCGCCCGAGCAGACATGAGCGTGCAGCCGAGGCCACACCAATCGCTCGGCACAATGGCCCCGCGCCCGATGCCAGGGTAGGCAAAGTCCATCCAGCCGCGCCTGCGCCAGCCGTGCTTGCCGCTGACCTCAAACACGTTGCCGGCGGGCGGGCATTTCTTCACGCGCTCGGCCAGCCGCCCGAGGCGCTTGCCTTCCTTTTCGCCAATGGCTTTGTCCTGGCAGTCCTTCAGCCGGGCGCGGCAAGCCTCCAAAGCTCGGACTAGGCGCGGCGGGAGCTTCCGCTCCTTCTCGGTGAAGTCCTCCTCAATTGGTCGTTGTGGTGTTCCGTTGCCGCCAAGGAATAGACCATTCGGATAGGTCACGGCGGCAACATGGTAAAACGGGCTGCCGTCCTCAGTCGGCATCTGCAAAGCCCACTCGGCCACTCGGAGCGCATCCGGCGGGACAAGGTTGTCGGCCTCGACAGACCACAGCATCAAGGCGCGGATCTTCCTGGCAGCGGCAAAGGCCGCGCCTTGGAGGGCGGCGATCCGCATTTGCGCTGGCTCCTTGTAGTCTTTGCCCTCCACCCCTCCGTCCTCTAGCGGAAGCTGCACGGCTTGGATGCGCCAGCCCTCGGGTAGTTCGTGGCGGGCTGCCTCAATGGCCTGCTTGGCCTCGTCACTCTGGTCAGTTGCCAAGACAAAATGCGCCTCGGCGTGGTGGCCGGCGGCGGCGGCAATGCGCCGCAGGAACTGGGGCCAGCAGTGAAAATACGAACGGGTTGCGTATGTTGCGATGGCCAGCACTCGGGTGCGGGCGGTGTGTCAAGCGGGGTCTGGAGGGTTTCTGGACTCTGTCCAAAAAATAGCGTCAGGTGCTGGATTATTTCCATTAAAAAGCCCGCCACCCAAAAGGTGTGGCTCAAAGGTCAGATAGCTTACCGAACTGCTTTGCCCCTGACTGTATGATGTGTCGTTTCCTAAATGGCTAACGCTCAAGCTATTTTTCAAGTCACTGTAAACGTATTCGGGCTGCACTCTGTCAATCACGGTCCAGCTTTCTGCAAAAGCACCGCCTCCCAAATGTTCCAACAGGGTAATATCGTCACCGATAAGCTGCGGCTGCCCCTCAACGCCGATAACAGTTGAGGCAGTGGTGGCCACCGTTCCATCAGTTGTTTTGTAGGTAATGCTCGGGACGCTTAAGGTGATGCTTTGGTTAGTAACATTGGCAATGGTGACTTGGCCGCGAGTAAAAGACCCGGTATGCGCGCTTATCAAATACTCCAAATGTGTTGGAGTAGTTTGTGATCCCTTTTGCCCGTCAATGTTCCACGCCGTTTTGCCGTATCGGGATTGCGAGATCCCGGCAGGAAAGCCAGTGATCAATGAGGCCACCCAAGACGGATCGGCAAAGCGATTAGCCTGCAAGGCTACTAGCGTTTCATCATACAACTTTTGCGTTTGTGAAAACGTCGAATCAGTAAACACGTCGTCGGGGTCCTCGCTATAAAATTGCGTGTATGTGTAATTCACTGGCGTTGACTGTGTTTGGACTGTTGAAGCCGTGTAAGAATGCTCGGTCACGCTTGACTGACTGTCGGGGCCGTATTGGGTAATGTTTCTGGTTAGCTCTGTTGCTTCAGGCACGGTTTCGCTTGAGCTTGCTGCGCTTAAGTCTATGGCAGGCGATCCTTGACTAGCCAAAGTAACTAATCCCGTCACCGCGCCTCTTGTCACGGTTGCCCTAACTGGCAAAACAGTAATCCGCGTTTCTGTTGTCGCTAGGGGTCGAGCGGCTTTTGCCGTTGCTTCGTAAGAAGCGGGATTTGAGATTTTGTAAAAAATTTCGTTCCCCTCGGCTTGATAAACTGTGGCGCGGGAAACGCCGCTTGTTGTAACGGAAAGCGTTGTTGTGGTGTCTACGGTTTCTTCCGTGGACTGCGATGCAAAAAACCAATATGTCGGAGTAGCTTGTGTTGTCGTTGCAATAGTGGCCTCTCCTTGCACCGTCTCAGTTATAAGAATGCCGCCGCTTTGTGAGGCGGTCACGGCATTGCTCGGCACGGCAGTGCCTGATTGTATGGACCCAAATTTGCTTGCCGAAACGGTAGTCACCGTTGAGGTGGCTTGGTGTTGTGTTGGGTATGTGCGGAGTCCGCTTGCGGTAGTTAGCTTTGGGTAGCTTTCAGATGAAGTAGGTGGCTCATATTGGCCAGAGAAGTAGAAAGTTGTGTATGTAAACGCTTGAGTTTCCCCAGACCTTGAGTTGTAGGCTCCCTGCACGTTATGAAGCAAAGTTTGAAAAGTTGCCGTCTCGTTTGCAGATTGAATTGTTGCCCTGCTGTTTATGTCTGATCCGCTTTCGCTTGACGTAAAGGAATTCGTGACTGAGCCAAGGAAAGGGTTTACACTACTTGTAGAACCGTTTGCTGTTCGCGTTAAAGAACCGGTTTGGAGCGCGTGCGAGGAAAAGTAGCTTGTCGTTTCAATTCCCGTTGTGACAATCGTCCAGCTAATCATGGCGCGAGAACGTAATACAGGTTGTAAAGAGACTCTCCCGGCACAACGTTCGTGCGCGCTTCTTGAAACCAGATTTTGGGACTCAGCGTGATGTTTCCTGCTGGTATTGTTCGCAGCGCCCCGCCTTGAGAAAATATTCCAAAAACTACGTTTACGATGGACGGCACGGCAAAAAGCTCGGGTTGCTGCGATTCTGGCAGGGAGGTTGGAAATTTTATCTCAACGCTAGTAATGGCTTTTCCATCAGTCGAAACCTCGGCCACTGCGTAGTAATCTTGATCTCCTTGCAGGGTAAACTCCTCGTCCCAGTTCGTGGGCAAAAACTCTGACAATGTGCCAGGGCGAACGCGGACAAGGTAGGGCGGGTTGGCGTCCTCTGGGTCGGCGTCGGGGTCTGCGCGGGCCTGCAAGTCCCAGGGTTGAATGATGGCGGGTGTCGAGCTGCCGCCCTGTGGCAGCTTGCCCATAGAAATAAAAGTCCCATCTCCCCCGACCCGAGCCGTTAGGGGATAAGCCACTACTGGCCGGTTGCGCTTTATTTCGGCCAAAATGGCATTGAGCTTGTCGGCGGTGATCTCCGACAAGAGTGGTCGCCCAGGTGAAAATGGCGTGATGCCTTTCATGGCCTAGCTTCCGTCGTAAATGATGCCATCTGGGTCCCATCCCTTGCGGTCAGACAGCAACCATTCGCGGGTAATTTCGTAGGTGATGTCGCCGCTCGGGTTGGCCACTGAGCGACCATTGACGGAAACCAGCAGCCAGTTTTGTCCTTGGGCTACTGAAGGCGCTTTGTTCGGGGCGTTCACCGTGCAAAGGTCATCGAGCCTTGGAAGGTCTACATCCAAGGTCGTTTCGCGGTAGGTGATGGCTGGCGTGAGGTAAAACTCCTGCCCGCGAAACAGCATATTGTAAAGAATGCGAGCCTTGTTATCGGTATCGGTTGGCACAATGGCTGGGTCCACAGTTTCGTTAGCTGAAATTGCGCGTGTGATTTCTTTGAGCTGCGCTTCGCTAACAGCGGGAGCTTGAAAAACTTTGTGCGCTTGAATCGGAATTTCTCTGCTGCCGCCGGCCAACTCCACGGTGGCCCCGCCGCCTGCGCTGCCTGCGCCCGGCGTTGAGCTGCTTCCCCCGCCCGCGCTTAGTCCCTCGGTCCACGTTACGGTAACTCTCCGGCTGCCAGCCTCAATGTCTGCAAAGTCGGCAGAGGTGATCGTGGCCCCAGTTACAGCGTCTGGCGTTACTGACGTGGTTTCGCCCGTTAGCACATAGACTTGCCTAGTAACCTTTTTGCCGTCTGGGGTATAGCTTACGCCACCTCCGGTTGTTTCGATTTGTGCCATGTTGGTAGTCGGTTAACTGTTTTTCAAAACCAAGGTGTCCTTGTCCTTAAATTCCTTGAGGATCTCGGCCAAAAAGGTGTTGGTTTTCTTTTGCTGTTCGATGGGATCACGCGGGCCAGTGCGGAAAAACTCGGTTGATGCGCCACCTACCCTTTGGAGAGTTGACGCGCCAAAAGCGTCTGCGGTTGTTTGGTTTTGCTGGTCGCGCAGTGCGGCGGCAGCGGCGGCAAAGCGGGCCGCGTCATCAAAGTTGCCAGTGGCCTCTTGTCCTTTTGCAAGGTCTTGCCTTTGCAGGATTGATTCTTCTGCGGATTCGTCACCAAGAGCCCGAGCCTGTAGGAGTTTGGTGTTGAGGTTAAACTCGTCGGCCCTCTGCTTTTTGCGGTCTGCCTCTCTTTGTGTGCGCTCGGCCTCTTTCGCTGCCTGCTCGGCATCTCTGCGGACGCTTTCCCGCTCGCGGTTAAGTTCCTCCATGCCCTCAAAGCTGCCTGGCCCGAGTTGCTTGCCGATCACGTTGCCCTCGCGTGTGCCAGACTCCAGTTTTTGCTGGCGCTCTTTTTCGCGGGTGATTTCTTTTTCCGTGTCTAGGCGCTCTTGGGCGGCCGTCGAGGCTTGATTAGCAGCAATGGCTGCCTCCAAGTCGGCTCTAGCTTGCGCTTCTTGTGCTGGGCTAAGGCCGCTGCCCTCAATTCCAACGTCAAATTGCCGGCGGCGCTCGCGTGACTCTTGCATTTGCCGCACTGCATCTTGTGCTTTTGGATCGCCGCCAACGGCAGCCAGCTCCTCGGCTTCTATTCTTTGCCTTTGTAAAGAAGCCAAAAATGCCTGCCTAGATTGGCCTCTTTGATCTTCTTCATTTTGCCTTAAAGTTCCAGATACCGAGCCTTGAAACAGACCAGTATATGCGTCAGCAATTCGTGCCGTTAGTTGGGAAGTCCTGCCGCTAACAGCATTGGCTAAAGCCTCACCCACTCCCTTCCCAATCGTTTTATCAAGAATCTGACCTGTTTGATCTGCTAGGTTTTGAAGTTGCTTAAATTCTGAAATGGCCCCGCTAAGAGTAGTCGCGCTGCCTGCTGACGCTAAAGAATCTGCAAATTGTTTTTGCACTTCTGTGGCAGAAGCAACGGCACTGCTTAGTTGGTCAAAAGCAGAAGCAATGACCTTGCCAACCGTAGCTGCCACCCCAATGAGGATTGCAAATCGCCCAATTACGCCACCGATGCCCCCGGCGAAGTCTTGCGGAACTGATGGGTCAAGCGCCTCTTGGGCTGATTGCCGAACCTTCTTTAGCTCCTCCTGCATCTGGCGCAACGGCTCAAGGCCATAGTCACCAATGTCTATCTTGAAAGTGGGAGCCACGCGCTCCTGTGCAGGCTGCCGGGCGGGCATCTGCATGGCCGACTGCATCTCCTTCTGCGCTTGCCCCGCAAATTGACGCACCTCGGCCAGCGAGGCTTGCAGACCCGTCTGCACCTCGTTCTGAGCTGTAATTTTTACTTTTACTTCAGCCATTGCTTTCGTCCTTACCCTCGATGTCAGACGCTGCGGCCTGTTGCTCTTTTATCTTTTGCCGCAGGATGGCTACCCGCTCCGAGTCAGTCACAATGTCCAAGCGTGACCCGCTTTCGGTTTCGTAGCCCGCCGCCTCATACCAGGAGGCCACACCAACTGGAGTCTGCCATGCCTCGCGCTCGCTCATGCCGAGGCGCATCAAGCGCACGGCGGTTGAAATTTGATGCGGGATGCGCGATGGCTCGGCGCGGCTTTCGCCCGCCTTGGGCGCTTTAGTCCAAAGCTGCGGTGGTGTGCAGAAGTCATCAACAAAGACCTTCCAGCGGGCCACCTCGCGCTCAAAATCGGCATTGCGGGTGCGGTAGCGCCACCACAAATTGCCCGCCCCGCCGAGGCAAAGCGCGGAAAGTGGTGGGTTGGCGCAGATCCACGCGGCCACGCGCAGCTCCTCGGGTGTGCCGAGGCGTCCGTGGTAAAAAGGATTGCCTAGACTTTCTAGGACAAAGGCGTGGCCCAGCGACAGCGGGCGCATGGCGAGGCCATAGACCTTGTGGCTTGCGTTTAGAAACGCTTCTGCGGCCAAACTATCCATGGCCGCTGGCGGTTACGATCCGGCAAAGGCAACCGTTGTGACGGTGATGCGGTTGTAATCGGTGTTGGAGAGGCGCTTTTCAACCCGAATGGTTGAAGTTGAAGAATGGTCACCCGTGGTCAGGGTTGAGCCACCCACCGAGGCCGTGTTGATCGCCGTGCCGCGAATGTTGGTCTTGACCACATCGCCCGATGTTTCGGCCTTCTCGGCGCTTAAGGTGGTAAAGGTGATTCCGTCTAAAGTGAAGCTAGACCCAGTAAAATCGCCCAAAATTTGAGCAGACGCCTCGGCGCGAGGATTGTAAAAACGAATAGAGGGAGGCGCGGTGCTGGCCGTGCCGCTTTCGATAAGTTGCTCGTCCACCTGGGCGGTGATGGTTGCGTTCAAAACGTCATCCGAGCCAATGGCCCCTGCGCCGAAAGTAGTGCCAACCGTTTCGGTGGTTGTCTCCGTGCGAACGTATTTGGAAAGGATCGTCGTGGTGACGCCGTTCTTGTCCGCGACAAGCAGTTTCTCAAAGGTTTTAGAAGTGGACTTAGAAAAAGCCCCAGAGACGCCATAGACGATAGCCATGCCCTCGCGGGCGGTGTCAACTTCCCTAGTTCACTTGCGCGTAGAGACTCAGAGCCAGCACATCAGAAATGCGGTTGCTGTCCTTATCGTTGGTGTGCGAGCCCTCAATGACCCCTGCCACAGTGACGTTGGCCGAGGTAAAGTCCTGCGTGGTCAAGAGGCGCAGCGTGTCTTGCACTTGCCTGACGGCGGCAACGTGGCCTGTGGAATCGGCCCCATTGGTGATGACGTGAACCGTGGCCTGGGCCTGGTATCGGGCCAACTGCGGGAAGGGTTTGGTGGCCGAGAGGCAGGCGGCCACGATGCGGGAGCCGGCGGCGGGCGCTTCGTTGTAATAAGGCTGCACCGAATAATCGTCAGTCACGGACTCGGGCAACTCGGCCACCAAGTGCGCGGTCAGGATTTGCTCAACTTCATGGCGCAGGCTGAAGTCCTGCGGGTCGGCATTGGTCGGCCCTGTCGGCGTGGTTCCGATGCGGTCGCCGGCCACGGCAGCCAGGCGGAAGCTGTCGGCTTGGTGGTTGGCCGAGGTTTCGCTGGCCAACTCGGACAAGGCCCAGCCATACAGGGTGTAATCGCTTTGCGCGGCGTTGATCGAGGCAAGGCTTGGGTTGGTGTTGGTATCGTCCATTAGCTTGGCCAGCGCCCCTACCCTGTTTTTGTGCGCGGTTTGCCAGCCGCTTTCGTTGCTCGCGGAGCTGACCACACTGATGTCCACGTTAATCCGAGAGCCCTGCCTAGCCCCGCCTTCCAAGACTTCGCTGGAATTGGCCTGCACAATCACGGCAGGGTAAGACAGCGACTCGGGCGGGATGCCGCTGCGAATGGACGCCCCGACCAAAGACGTGCCGCTCACGCCCGAGGTGATCCAATCGGCAAAGCTGGCTTCAATTTCGCGGTTAATCATGCTGCCTTTGCCACCTTGCCAACCCGTTTTTCAAATTCGGCCAAGATGTTTTCTTTGCGGAGGTTAAGAAGGAACTGAATGCTGCCCTTGTTGATCTTGGTCGAGGCCACTGGCGTTTCGTTGATCAGCTCGACATACATATTGTAGGGGTCGCCGTCGCTCACGCGGCCCTTGCCCATAGCGCGGTCCACATTGTTCCTGACAAAGCGCGGCACACTGACCCCAAGATTGGCTTGGTCTGCGGCCTTGGCCCACCCGGCCTTGAGCAGGCCGACCCTTTTAATGGTGTCTGTGACATATGCATTAAGGGCCGTCTTTTTTAAAACGATCTGCGCCCATTGTGAGCGCCCCACCCTGCCCCTAGAACCGCGTCGACTTTGGTGCAGCATGGCGCTCGGCTCGTCGGCAATGTGTTCGATGCGACCAAGGCGCGGATCAGAAAAAACACTGGCCTGGCGCGTCTGCGAGTAGGCTTTTACTGCTTTGCCGTTGCGGACGTAACCCTTGACCTGGACAGACGTGGGCGCTTGGCCGTTTATGAAGTCCTTGGCCTTTTGCAAATTTCCGTTTTTGATGTCGCGTTTGAATTTGATTTGGTCGCCCTGCTTTCCCGATTCCCGCAGGATGCCCAGAATAGTGCTTGTCGCGGCAAAGACTTTGCTAATGTCACGCCTTACGGCGAGATCACCAATGGCTTTTGCGCTGTCCCCATCGCCCTGTGGCGCGGTGATGGAAACCAAACCAAAGCCACTATCACCCGCCACTAGCAGCCGCCCCTGACGGCGCATTTCAAGCGATACCTCTTTTTTGGTGGCGTTGACGAACTTCGGCACAAACTCGCGCAACTCATCCAAGCTGATGGTCAAATTGATTGCGGCCATAAAAGCCCCTTACTCTGCCAGCCCGCCGGCAGTGATCTCGACTACGGCAGAGTCGCGGTTGACCGCCAGCACTTGCAGCTCCTGTTCCCGCACGGTGATGCGGCTCCAAATGGTCGGCACGGCATTGGTCACGCTGCCGAAGCTGGGCAAAAACGCGCTGGCAGGCAGGCCCACTTGCACGCTGCGGATCTGCCGCACGCCGCCCTCGGCTAATTCGTCGCGCTCATCGAGGCTGCCAACGATGGCGCGGTAAGCGATGTCGCCAATCGTAACCACCTCGCCGCCAAGGTCAGTGATCGCGCCAATACCTAAGACGTGCGCGGTATCCAGTTGAGTGGCCATGCTCTACGGCTGGGAGTCAAAACTGATCAACTAGCCAGAAATTGCCGATTTCTCGGTGGTTGGGACAAACTTCGCTGATGGCCATCTTGACGCTGCCCCACCCTGTGTCATCGCCAAACATCAAGCCCTTGGGTGACAGCAGCTTTTTGTAGGCCAAAACGTCTGTTTTCACGTCTTGGTATTCGTGGCTGCCGTCAATGTAGATTAAGTCGGCCAAAACGCGGCGATCTTGCAAAATAATGCTGCCAATAGTGCTTGTGTTCGGTATCGGCACAATCAGGTCTTGGCAGTCGTGCTGAACCACGTTGGCCAAGAAATCAAAATACACTTGAGGGTATCCGTTTTTTTGGCGCAAATTGCGCTCCTCCGTGTCGGCCTTGCTTGTCCAAAATTCCTCGGCCCCTAGCCATGTGTCCACGCAGTAGATGGTAGTCTGCAAACCAAGCTCGCGGCAGATTTTTGCCATGTGAATGGCTGAAGCACCCAGCCAAGTTCCCACTTCAATAATGACAGTGGGCTGAGTTTTCTCGATCAACTCTCTAAACAATGGTTGGTCGCTGTTCCATCCAGAGACGTTTGCAACGCCGCTTGGTTGTATGCCTTCAAATACCTTGTCGCCTATCTTGTTCATCAAGCCTCGGGATTGCGGCGCTTAAACACTTCAGCCCCGAATTTGTTGGCCGCGTCAGAGTTTTCCACATCGTAGACGGCATCCGAGGCCACCTTGGGATTAAAAAACGGGTGGTTGTGGAGAAACACAATGTCAGTGTCCAAGACAATGCCGGCCTTGCGGACTCGGTAGGAAAACTCGGTGTCGGAATAAATGCCGTGGTAGTCGTTGGACAGAATGCCGCCGCCGTTGCCTAGCCACCCGAGGGTTGGCCGAGTGCAAATGAAGGTGACCATGAGGCCGTCTGTGCGGTGGCCGTCTTTGATGCCTAAGACTTTGGGCCTTTTAAGGTGCGGCTCCAGTGCCTGCCATACCAGCTCGTCCCAAAACAGTGGCGGCTCGATGTCATCCTGCGCGGTCACGATGATGTGACCCGTGGAGGCTTTGACCGCTGCGTTGTAGTTGGCCACGGCGTTGCCGCCGACTTGATCCATCAGGCCGGCGGGCGACAGCGCGTGCTTGAAGCGTCCCAAGATGTCACGCGTCTCGTTGTCATCTTCGGCAAAGCCAAAGATGTATTCCACGGACTGAGGATCTTTTGCTGCCTCCAGCCACTTCTTGCGCGTCTCGGCGGCTTGCATTGGACGGCCCCGAGTAGGATGGCAAACGCTAATCTTCCCGCCGCACTTCTTAAACCAATCCAATTCAAACTGGTCGGCGCGCTTGGTGTCGCCGTTGGCGCGCAGAGTGCAGCAGTAAAGGCCAACGCCCCCAAACCCATAGACAACCGGGCGGTGGGTCCACGGCACAATCTCAGGCACGGGCAGGGCCATAAAAGCCCTGGCATAAGCCAAGGCGTCTTGCGCCTCGTTGTTGTCCAAGCTGGTGGCGGCAAGCTGCGCTAGGGCCTCTCTGCGCCAAGGACTCACCTTGTAGGCCTCGTGCAGCAGGGATTTCTTTGGCGCAAAAGCCTGCGTCCTCATGGCGAGCTGCAAATACAACTCGTAACGCTCATCCCCCGAAAGCGACTCATGCTTGAGGGCTTCGATGGCCAGCTCCATGCCTCGGGCATCGTCCTTCATGCCGAAATGCTCTAAGCTGCCGTAGAAAAGCCAGCGCGGGTCTTTGTCCCAGCCAGGCTGGCTGGAAAGAATGCGCCAGTTGCGGGCGTTGCCTTGCTTTTCGGCAGCCGCATCCTTCTTTTCGTCTGGCGCATGGACAATGCGAGCGTCCTCCCAACGCACTTGACCGTCTCCTGACTTGTCTAGTGGGTCTAAGTGTTCGTGAACAGCGCCACCCCACTTGGCCGTTCCGGCCCTCCAAATCCGTTCGCGGAGTAGGTTTAGGCCGTTATTGGTCAACCGATAGGGAATCATGGCCAGCGTGGTCGTGGTGGCCGTCTCAGAAAGGTGCTGGCGGATAATGTCGCAGGACTCCTGCTCGATAATATCGTCCGTATCGGCCCACATTAGCCACTGGTGGCCATCTGCCTCGGCCATGTCGGTGGCCATTTGCCTAGCGTTGGCAAAGTTGTCCACATGGTCCCAGAACTGAAAGGCCTCGGCGTTTTTGTATTCGCCCACCTTGCAGCCCATTTCGCGGGCAATGTCTAGGGAGCGGTCTGGCTCCCTGGCCCCGCAGGCCCGCACGATGTAGATGTGAGGCGTGAGCTTCTGGAAGCTCTCAATAAAACGCCCGATGTAACTCTCGCTATTCCCTGTGATAGCGACCAACGCCAAAGAATGTTGTGTGGTCATTCGCGCTCGGCGCGCTTGTCAACCAGACCAAAGCAAAACCCCCGGCTACTGCCGGGGGCTTGCGGAACACACAACCAGAACAGTGATTAGGCCTTCTTAGCCAAGATCTTAAGGCCGCCGGTCACACCGTAGGTGTAGCCTCCGACTACCTCAAAATTCAAGAAATGCGTACCATTTGCAGTATTATAATGTCTGCGATATCCCAGACCAATTCCGCTGACAGGATCAACGATGGTGCGGGCCTCCAAATACTCTGAAGGAGCCTGCGGCTGAAGGGTGCGGATCGCCACAGCAATGGCCGAGGGATGCACCGCGAACGCGGCCAGAGTGATGCTTGCGCCCACGCCTGTGGCGGGGATCAAGGTGCTCTCGTAAACATTCATGCCAGCCAACCGGCGGACCACACCTTCGCGCACGCCTTCGCTGCCGAAGTTAAGGTTAGCCAGAATGTTGGTGCTGTCGGACAGCAGCGCATCGTAGGCCTCGGGCTCCAAGAACAGGGAGCGATCATTCTGCGGGGCTTTCGCCTTGGTCAGCTCCAAACGAGCCTTGCGGACTTCCGCCATGCTGAAGGAGGCCGAGGTGAAGCTGGCCACCGCCGCGCCGTAATTCGCGGTGGTAATCATGCTCCAGACGGAGCTGATGAACGCCTGGGCAACCGCACGGCCCTGCTCTGCGCCGATGTCGGCCAGCATCTGAGGGGTGAGGGCCGAGGACTTGCTCCACTGCGTGTCCGTGAAATCAACCGTGGACAAGAAATGCTTGTCGATGGTGACTTCGCGGGCAGTCAGGGTCACGTCTCCGTCCGAACCTTCATAAGTGTTGTTAAACGTACTGGCAGTGATCGAGCTGATGAGCGGGATGCTCACCACTTCGCCCTTGCGCGCTGCTTCGGCGTTATAGTTAACAGAAAAAGCAGATAGGGGATGTAGAGAGTCAACAAAACTTTTCAGCGCGGCTGAAGAAATGATGTCGTCGTTGAGTCCTGTGATAGAGGCCATATTTTTAGGTAGTTACTTGTTGGATTTGAGTTTGCTGATGAGAGAAAAGTCGCGAGCTTCAAGAGCCTTGCGAACGATTTCAAATTTGGTGGCGCGGTCGCCAGAGGCGTAAGCGTCTTCGACGGAAACGGCGGAACCGTTGCCGCTGATGGCGTTGTCGCCGCGAGCGGCGAGTTCGACCTCAAGGGCCGAGAGCTTGTTAAGAGCCGCGTCGAGCTTGGCCGACATTTCCGAATCAACGGGTGCGGCAACAGGAGCGGGTGTTTCGTCTTGCGAAGCGGCAATGCCGTCCACGGTGGACTTGAGGTCGGCAACCGAAGCGGTCAACGCTTCGATGGCGGCTTGCGCGTCGAACTCAACTTTAGCGACAGAAGTAATTTCAGTCATGCCCACTGCGGTGGTGTCAACTTTGGGCGCGGCCTCGGGCTCTGATCCTGCGCGAAATACACCGTCAGGATTGGCTGCTGGGCGGCTGACCAGATCCACGCTGACCAGCTCTGCCACCCTGGCAAAACGCTTGCCGTCCTGCTCGTCGGGCTGGCCGCTGAAGGTCATGCTGAAGCCAACGCGGTTTGGCGCTTTGTTCAAGATCTCCTGGTAAAAAGCTGCCTGCGGATGCGAGCCGAGAAGCTCTAGGTCGGCGCGCAGTTGGTCTTCGACAATGCGGAAGTTGGCCAGAAAGCCGATGAGGGAATCAATCGACTCGTCGTGATCGACAAACACTTTGACCGGGCTGCCCACCTTGCCGGCCTCTTCGGCCTGCAAAAGAGTCACATCGTCCACCATCATGCTGTGGCCAAGCGCGGGGCCGACTGTTGCCACGCTTATGCCTTCAAATTTGAGCGAGTCCATACTCGCTTGCCCTCATGTCAAGGGGTCGGCTTCTCGGTCTTCTTGCGGCGGTAGAGGCGCTTGCGCTTTTTCGGCAAGGCAAGTTCGGTTGGTTCTTCCTTAGATTCCAACTGCGGAGCGACCACTGCTGGCTCTTGCGGTTCTTCAATAATCACTGCTTGCGGTTGCGCCTGCTCCACGCCGATCATTACTCCGAGGTCGGCAGCAAACTCCCGCTCGGCGGCAATTTCGGCCACCGCCTCTTTCCAATCGATGCCCTGCTCGCCAAAGTAGTCCGAGAGGGTCATCAAGCCCGCCTTTACGTCATCGCGCCGGGCGGTGGCCTCGCGGCCCACGTCCACCGTGATTGAACGCGGAGTTTGCCATCCGACTTGCTGCCAGCCGGCCACCATTGGCAGCTCGCGGCGAGAAATGGCCCGAGCAATGGCGTAACGCCAGAGTTTCGACAGAAACGCATTGACCAGCACATCCTGGCGGGCGGCAAAGCATCTTGCGGCCTTCTGAATAATAAACCGCTGCGCCACGCCGCCGATGGCACTGGTGTCCCAAACAAATTCGTAGGGCAGGCCAAGGCCAATGGCCG